CAAGACGCCTACGAGATGCTGACCGGCTACATCGTTCTGCCCTCGGAGTTCATCGTTCACCCAAAGTACGACTGGTTGGGCTGCTCACCCGACGGCCTCATCAACGATGACGGGGGCACCGAATCGAAGTGCCCTTTCAACGAAGCGATACACGTCCGGACCTGGCTTGAAGGCATGCCCGAGGAACACATGCCGCAAGTCCAGGGTTGCATGTTCGTGACGGGCCGTAAGTGGTGGGACTTCCTGTCTTTCGATTCTCGCCAGGACGAAGAGTGCCAACTCTACATCGAGACGATTTACCGCGACGAAGGCTACATCGCCAACCTTCACAAAGAGCTGGTCCAGTTCAACCTGGAACTGAATCGCATGGTTGACGAGGTGGCAGACAAAGCCCGGGCGCAAGCCCATCGTTTAGGAGCCTGATCATGATCAGCAACCACCTCAACCTGGTTGAGCAGCAGCGTCAGCACACCGATTCGATATCGGAGCGCACCGCGCAGTTCCTGGCCGCCGGCGGGACGATCTACCAAGGCAATAGCCCGTCGATCAACCCGCCACCGCCGAAGCGTTCGGAGTTCATCGACCCGGCAACCATCCTCAAGCGCCGCAAGCCGCCCATCACCCGGGCCGAGCGTGAAGCGCTGCGCAAACTCGCGGAGGCTTTATGAGCAAGCGCAAACCCCACAACCTCAAAGCCCGCATTGACCGGTCCTGTCGGTCGCTCCTGGCCGCCAACCACGTCGCAGTGGTGAACATCGACCCCAGCGGCCGCCAGGGCATGATCAATTACAAGTCGCTGAAGAACATCGCACCGGGAAAGATTGGCCAGGCCGTTTGCGGTATCCCCCACCGGTGGACGATCTACCTCAGCGCCCTCTGCATCGACACCCGCGGCGACCGCTACAGCAAATCGGTGGAGGTGGCGCCCGATGGCGTTTACCTCTCCGACCACCTGGAAGACGTGATCGAGCATTGCTACAAGAAGCTGCGCGACGAGGCCAACCAAAGCCAGATGGTGGCTTCGGGCTGGATCGCCATCCCTGAAGCGATATCGCTGGACGAGGCGCACGCCGCGCGAATCTTCGAAGCTTTCGGCGCCTGGCACCAGGTGAAGGTCGATTCATGCGCCGCATAGCCCGCACCCAGCAACGCAAACGTCAAACCTGGCTCGCACTGCCGGCCAGCGGAATAGAAGAGGTAGGCCATGGCTGTGACCCAGGAAGAACGAACGGCCAGGCTTGCCGAGAAACGGCAGGAGCTGGGCGAGCAGGAATTGCGGCACACGGTCCCTTACGGCACTCGCCAGATGCTCGACGAGTTGATGCGCTGGCATGATCTCGAGGAAGTTAGCGAGGCAGTGCAACTGCTGGTGCTGAATGGCCGGGTCGCGGATTTTCCGCCAGCGCCGCCTAAGGTCAAAGGGCCGTCCGACATCATCCGCCACTACTTCCGCGAGAAGATGCGCGAACGACTGGCAGCGCTCACCGCCGACCTGGGCGAGACGAAAGACCGGTCCACCATTTGGCGGTTGATCGCGCACGCCCACTCGCTTGGTGCCGAGAAGTCCGGCGACCTGCTCGCAATTCCGCGCCACGTTATGACTGTATCTGAAAACGTGGCGCGTAAATTACGGCAAGCAGGCTTCACCGAATCACTCCAACTGAACGCCGAAGACGACGGCGAGAACGACTGACAACCCACCCTACTCGCTTTCGACAGACCACCTCATAAATCACCCTTCATAGTGTTTGACATCACATGATCTATACCTGCGCGATGAACACCCATGCTAGCTAATCGCTCAGCACACCCCTCTTCACTTACGCCCTCGGCACGCCACTTCAAAACCTTAGACACCAGCTCACTAAATATGAATACTGGCGTCCTCGACATATCTCTTTTAGCACCAGCGTCCTCACCTCGAACTTCTAATTCCCGGATACGATTAGAAAGCACTCTAGTATTATTTAGAATCTCCGAAAGGATACTCTTATCAGTTCTAGGAGGGACATTTGCTTTAGCAGGAAAAGTTTCCAATATATCTTTAAATTTTGCATCAAATTGCGGCCAATAGGTATCAAACACCTGCCTTAAGACTTTATCACTAAGCCGCTGTACGTCTAAACAGCTATTTAGAGAGCTAATTAAACCCCACATGCNGGTTAAACTGAGCGAGTGGATCTTCAATATCTTTGGGCTCTAGATCGATCAGAAAAGTGCAAACCCGATTGGTATTAAGCCCCTTTGCCAAGGCACCAGTTTCAAAAAGTATCCAAGGCTTATCTTTATTCTCCTGGGTGAGGCAGACGATACCAGCAGCCGTATCCTTCAATTGGTCAGATATTTCTGAAAACCAGATAGAGCCCTTATCAATCCCTCGGGTAGATATCCAGGGATTTGACGCCTTTGACCAACTGATGAAAACCTTCATGACCGTCCCTAGACGTCTAATAATTACGAGACGCTAATGTCTCATAGCCAGCATTAATAAATCCACCACCCCGTTGCATCCGATCACGGATGGAAGCATGTGCATTGAAGACACCATGAGAAAAAGCCATAAGTCGATCAAGCGTCACGCAACGTGCTGGCCTACTCCGTAGAGACCAACGACCCTGAAGAATCCAACATTCAGTTTGCCACCTCGAACGCGGTGGCCAGGCGCCAGGGTGCGGATGAAATTGGCACGGACTTCAGCGCGGTGTCATGCCTGCGAGCGCATTGGACCGACCAATATGCGGGCCAGCGCTATATCCAAGCGAAAGCTTACATCGACGCAGGCTGGTGGTTCGGCTGTAACCATTGCGGCGCGAGGTGCGACAGTGATGCCAGCTATCGGGATGAAGAGACCGAAACCGATATTGCATTGGATTTGGTGTTCGACGGCCGTGTCGTTTACTGCTCGCCTGGGTGTAAGACTGGTCACGAAGCTGAGGTAGCGGCCCGCAATACCAGATTCGAAGAATTCAAGGTTCGTGTGGCAGCAGAGCGACCCGGCGTGACCTTCACCGAGTTCACCGGCGGATACCCGTGGCGCGGTAACAAAGGGTTATTCACCTTCCCTGGTGCCCAGTACGGCGGCTCAGTTACTGACAACGAAGAAAGCACGGAGCTGAAATGGTATGTCGCCCAAGGCGATAAAGCAGCTTGGGACTACTTCATCGCCGAGCAGTCAGTAGCCTGATATGGCTCCATTCCCGCCAGGTCGCGCCACCGGGCCAGGTCAGCGATCAGCTTAAGGCCCTGGCGGGCCTCTGCCTCAAGCGCCTCATCAGGAAGGCTCAGCAGCCGGACAACCTCATCGCCGATCAGGCGTATCGCTTCCACATCGGTTTTCGTGCTCATCGTGGTCACCGTCAGGTTTTTTCTGAGTGCAAATAATCAACCCAATTTACGAATCACGCCAGCCGGCGAGGAACCCCTATGCCTACTCACAACATCGTCAGCATGAGCGGCGGTAAAGACAGCACGGCTACGCTGCTGGTCGCCCGCGAGCTGGAGGTGCCGAACCTTAGCGCTGTAGTGGCTGACACCGGGCATGAGCATCCAGAGACGTACGACTACATCCACTACCTGGCGGAAGCCACGGATGTTCCCATCCGGTGGGTGAAGGCAGACTTCTCCAGGCAGATCGCCGGCAAGCGCAAGTTCATTGAGACGAAATGGCGCGAAAAGGGTGTGGCAGAGTCGGTGGTGTTGGGAGCTCTGGAAGTTCTCCAACCTACCGGCAACCCATTCCTAGACTTGTGTCTGTGGAAAGGCCGGTTCCCCAGCACCAAAGCGCGCTTCTGCACAGACGAGCTGAAGCGCAACCCAATTATCGAGCAGGTATACCTGCCGCTCATGGACGGCGAGAACATGCTGCTGTCCTGGCAAGGCGTTCGGGCTGATGAATCCCCGGCCCGCAGGTACCTAGCAGAGTGCGACGAGGTTGGTGGCGGCCTGTTCAACTATCGGCCCATCTTGAAGTGGACAGTTGATTCGGTCTTCGAGGCTCACCGGGCCGCCGGCATCAAGCCGAACCCGCTGTACCTGCAAGGCTGCAATCGCGTTGGATGTATGCCCTGCATCATGTGTGCGAAAGACGAGCTCCGGCAGATCGCGGCTAGGTGGCCAGAGGAAGTTGACCGGGTTCGAGAGTGGGAGCGCCTGGTGAGCATCGCCAGCAAGCGCGGAGCGGCTACGTTCTTCGCCACCGTTACCGACCCAACCGTTAGGTCAGATGACAAGGTCAGCGCCGTAACGCACGGTATTGACCGAATCGTCGACTGGAGCAACACCGCACGTGGGGGTCGCCAGTTCGACATGGTCGACCTGATCGCCCGCACCGACAGCCAGAACAGCTGCTCTTCAGCCTACGGACTTTGCGAATAACCCGCTTCACCCTTACCAAATTTACAGATCACGCCGCCCGGCAAGGATTCTCTATGTCCGCACAACAGAAGAAACACCCCTTCGATTTCAAAACTCAATACGGACTCGGCTTCAACCCTCAGGACGACGAGATCGTTGTCGACTTCTTCTGCGGTGGCGGCGGCGCCGGTACCGGCCTGGAGATTGGCCTGGGCCGCGCGGTGAACGTGGCGAAGAACCACAGCCCGCAAGCGATCAGCATGCATACCGTAAACCACCCAGGCGCAAAGCACTTCACTACCGACGTGTTCGATGGTGATCCGGACACCGAGTGCGGCGGCAAGGCCGTGGGCTGGTTCCACATGTCACCGGACTGCACGCACCACAGCCAGGCGGCCGGCGGCCAACCGCGTAAGCGCGAGATCCGCAACCTGTCGTGGATCGGCCTCAAATGGGCAGGCATGAAGCGGCCCCGGGTTATCAGCCTGGAGAACGTGAAGCAGATCCTGCAATGGGGACGGTTGATCGCCAAGCGCGACAAGGCCACCGGACGTGTGGTGAAACTCGGCGGTGACGTGGCAGCACCTGGTGAAGTTGTGCCGGTGGGCCAGCAGTTCCTTATTCCTGATCCGAAACAGCGTGGCCGCACCTGGCGCCGTTTCGTGGCTCTGCTGGAAGGCATGGGCTACGTCGTAGAGTGGAAGGTGATCCGGGCCTGCGACTTCGGCGCGCCGACCAGCCGGGAACGCCTGTTCATGATTGCTCGATGCGACGGTAAGTCAATCGTATGGCCCGAGCCAACTCACGCCAAGAACCCCATCAAGGGCCAGCAGAAGTGGAAAACAGCCGCCGACTGCATAGACTTCACCGACCTGGGAAAAAGCATCTTCGGTCGCAAGAAGGACCTAGCCCCGGCCACGCTGCGCCGCGTCGCCAAGGGCATGAATAAGTTCGTGATCGACAGCGCGGCGCCGTTCATCGTGCCGATTGCCAACTGGTCCGGCGAGACTGTGCAATCGGCAGACGAGCCGCTGCGCACCGTCACCTCCTACCCGAAGGGCGGCGCGTTCAGCGTGGTCAGCCCAATCATCGCACCGGCAACGCACCAGGGTAGCGACCGGATCAATGATCCGCTCGACCCTCTGCCCACGGTGACGTGCGCGAATCGCGGTGAACTGACGCTGATCAGCCCAACGCTGATTCAGTCGGGATACGGCGAGCGCGCAGGGCAAGAGCCACGGGTTCCGGGCTTGGATCAGCCGCTGGGGACGGTTGTCGCCGGGGGCGTCAAGCACGCACTGGCTTCCGCCTGCATCGTCCAGGCCGGGCGCGGCGAGGGCTCTGGCGCAAACAAGCGCCGCTCCCACGGGGTGAACGACATCTGCGGCCCGATCGGCACTGTCACTTCCAGCGGCGGCGGGCAATCCGTCAGCGCCGCGGTGATGATCCAGGCCAATGGCGGATTCAACACCACTCACGCCAAGGGCATGCACGAACCCATGACCACGGTGACCAACACCGGCAGCCAGCAGCAGTTGGCGGTGGCGAACCTGGTTCACTTGCGCGGTAACTGCGATGCGCGGGACGTCAACGACCCACTGCACACCATCAGCGCCGGCGGCCAGCACCACGGGTTGGCCAGCGCATTCATGGAGCGGGCATTCGGCGGAAGCGTGGGCCAAGGCCTCGAAGACCCGGCGCCGACCATCACGGCAGGCGGTGGCGGCAAAAGTTCGCTCGTTTCGCTCACCCTCTCGCCCGAACACGAAGCCGGCGCTTTGCGTGTCGCCGCCTTCTTGATCAGCTACTACGGCACCGAGAATATCAGCGCTTGCGACTCACCGGCGCCGACCATCACCACCAAGGACCGGCTCGCAATGGTCACCGTGATGGTGAAGGGCATGCCCTACGTGATCGTCGATATCCGCCTGCGGATGCTGAAACCCGCCGAGCTGTACAAGGCCCAAGGCTTTCCCGCCGACTACATCATCAGCCACGGCGCCGACGGCAAGCCGTTCACCAAGACTCAGCAGGTGCATATGTGCGGCAACAGCGTTAGCCCGCCGCCGATGGCAGCGCTGGCACGCGCCAACGACCCATGGCGAGCCGAGCAACGCCAAGCACACGCCGCATAACTCCCCACTCCACCGCCCGGGCATGGCCCGGCAAGGACTCACCATGCCTACAGAAAAAAGCATCCCCAAAAAAACCAGGGCCCAGCAATTCGTAGACAGCATGATCCGGTGCCGCGGCATCGAGTTCGCCAAGCTGGGCATGATGGTCGAGGTGGAAGGTGACCTCGGCACAATCGTCGGAATGAACGGCTCAGCGAATCTCGATGTTCAGTTCGCCAACCAGTTGAAGTACGGCAAGCACACGCACAACTGCCACCCAACTTGGAACGTCAAGTACTTCGACGCCGCGGGCAAGGTGATTGCCAATTTTGACGAGTGCAAGTGCGTGTTCCGGCCGATCAAGGAGGCAGCATGATCAACCTGTTCTGGCGCCTGGTCGCCAAGCTGCTTGCGCGCCCGGCGGTTGCCTCCTGGCTCATCGCCCGCGCCCACCGCACCCCATACCTGCACATTATGTCCGCCGACGGCTCCGAGATGTACATGGGCCGCTGGTGGCTGTTCAACCCCTACTCCCGCGAGACGCACAGGCCGGCGCTGTGGTGGTGCCCGTGATCTTTCCGCATCCACCACATCATGCGGCCCGACGAAGACAGGGATCTGCATGATCACCCGTGGAATGCCCGAACCATCATCCTGCGCGGCTGGTACTCCGAGCAGCGGCTAATCGATCATGAAGCCCCTGTGCTGTCCGGTCTGAACGTGCCATCCGGCGCCCAGGCGACCGAATACATCGACCGCCGCGCTGGCAACACCGCCCGCCTTAACCACGGCGAGTACCACCTGATCGACGAGATATCTCCCGGCGGCGTCTACACCCTCTTCATCACCAGCAAGTGGCGTGGTGACTGGGGCTTTATGGCGAACGGAGTGAAGGTTCCATGGCGCCGTTATGAAAAACGGATGATTAGAGCGCAGGCTTACATAATCACGTAGAAAACACTAAAGTCACCGAGCAATCTTTTAATTAATAA